TTTGAAAGATCCTCCATACCAACACCCGTATCGCGCAACGCATACCAGCTCTCAACCATCCCCTTGTTAAACTTATCACCCATGCCGGTGGCCACTTCAAAAGCCTTGGTCACTTCATCCATAACAATTACAAGCTTTTTAATCGATTGAAAAATCAGGCCTACCGCTTTTTGTATGCCGCCTAAAAGCACGGTATCGATTGCGGCGCCGCCTTTCATCGCAATAAATTTGAAGCCCTCTTTGGGGCCGCCTTTAAAAGCTGCAATGATATCCTTGGTCAACTCCATTATAGAGTCAAACTTTTGCGACCACTTGTCCGTTCTTTTAATACCTTCTTTTATTTCTTTATTGACCTTCTCCATGCGGCCTACTTCTTTGTCTAGCTGCTGGATGAGCTTCTTCGCGGCCTCCACGCGTTCTTCCTCAGCCGCGGTGAGATCCCTTCCAAGCTTAACGACGCTTTTAAAGTATTCTAACTCATCTTCGGCCAGCTGGACAGAGGACTGCCTCTTGAGAATGTTTTTATCCAGAGAGTTTCCTATATCAACAAGAGAATCTCTATATTTTTCGGAAGCTTTGATCTGTTCATATAACTCAGCGCTTTCTTCTTTGCGCGTCGCCAGCATCTCTCGCATCTTGCGCAGCCGAGTTTGGAGGTCGCGCGTTGTGCTCTCAATAATATTTTTCTGAGCTGTGTGCGCAGTGGAACCGGCGGTGAGCGTACTTAGGGTAGCCTTCTGTACTTCCAAGAGATCTTGGCTAGTCTTGAGCAGGCGTTCGGCGTTCGCTAGATCTTCTTTCGTTGTGCCGGCAGTACGTGGATCGGGAGGAACAGACATAATAAATCCTTAAACTAATAGTAAATAGTTTTACACAAAAAAAGCAACGAAGTGTCGATGCTTTGAATTAACCAAAGCTTTTAGAGCCTTGAGGTTCATTATGCGCAGTTAATTCCTGCGAGCCGCGGCCGCGGCCGCGTGATGCGTCTTCAACAGCTTGGTTTTCCGCTTCTAATTGTTTCACCAATCTTTTCACAAACCACTGACGCAAGCCTACGGGCAGGTTATACGCTTCACTAAATGACCATGCGCCGGCATATTTTAAAAAGAAGAACTGCTCATAGACGTTCTCCATATATTCATCGGTTAGGCCAAAAAAAGTCCGCGGTCAGCGGAACCTCCAAGTCAGTCTCAAAATCGCACTGCTCACAAGTAAAAAATTGTGTCAAATCAACATTAGGGGTAGCTGCCGCAAAAGCAGTTCTAAGATGCTGGGCATCAAGTGACGGCATATTAGATACAAAATGTTCAATTGCTTGGGGTGTCTCGTCGCCATTAACAGCGACCACAATTAACCGTAATTGGCGCGTGACCGCGTTCTCTTCTCTATTTTTCTTTCTAGCGTTTTCGATCTGTTTTACTAAAACCTTTTCGTCGCTTCCATTTAAGATCCTAAAGGTAACTTCAAATTTGGTGCGCGGAAGAACTGTTGTAAACAAACCGCCGCCCACTTCAGTTGTAGTAAGCGCATCTTCAATCTCTCCATGCTGAAGAGTGGAGTCAACTAAATTAAACGAATATTTCTGAACCGCAGCACAACTAGGACAGGTAATAGAAGTATTATATTCGCTCCCGTATCCTGAAATGCGCGCCGCAATCATAATTGCGTTTCTATCGCCCACTAATAAACTATTAGGATTAATACTTTTATTTAGAATTAAACTCTCAATCACTCTGTCTAATGCGACACCTTTTTTAAGTAAAGCGCGAGAAGTAAGTAAATCTTCCTCCTTCGCCGTCATTTGTTTTATCTCAATCGTATCCTGCTTATGAAGCGGATGAGATTCGGGATAAAAGCGCCCTTTTGATGGCAATTCTACAAATTCAGTAGGAACCACAAAGGAAAAACCAGAGCCATCGCTCGCCTGTTGTGTCGCTTGGGGAGCGGGGTTAGCTGCTTGGGGGGTTGAGGGGCCCAAGCGATCTCTATTTCTTGACAATATACACCTCTATATTATAAATATTATACTACGTTCCGCTACTAATGTTAAATGCGGATTGAGCAGCATCTCCATTCAACGCGGAGGCTCCGCCGGTAACTTCAACACGGGCCCAATCATACTTCAATACCAGATCGAGCTGGACAAGCTCATCGGAGCCATATTCTAAATCTCCGAACTTAACCTCTGTAATAAACGCATTCCACAGTTTCCACGTTTCAATGGCCGCGCCGAGAGCATCTAATTGAGTAATAGTTACATCTCCTAGGGCGCCAACGGCCTGTCCCTTAGAAATCGTAGCCAACGCGGCTGGATCGATAGCATTGCCGGGCACAACATAGCCTGACTGTTCCAAAATTCGGGCCATGGTGACCGTCATATCAGGACTCACCGGATCCACAATACTTAAACTTACATCCTGCCACGTAACAGAGCCAGGATAATAAAAAGTATGGTTTAAATACTTGTGTTCAGTAGTCGAAAGCTGGAAAGATGGCTTGGAAACGGTCTTTGCGTACCAAAGCACACTTCCGTTTCCGTTAGGATCGGTAATGTTGTTAAAGCTGACCTGAAATCTAAACTTTCTTTTAGGATCCTTTGTGGTAGAATCGTGGGCCTCGGTCCAGAATGGCATATTTTGTTACTCCTATGTTTTTAATTAGTATTTCTAATATTTTTAGTCATCAAAAGATGCACCCGTAGATGCGATTACGAAATCAATTGCGATGAACTCAATTGCACGTGCTGGTTTAACCATGATTTTGGCATATAGAATGTTCTGATCAATCAAATCAGGGGTAGTGGTACTAGAATCTAGGATTAGACGATAGTCGGTAATACCAAACTGAATTTTAACATTAGCTAGAAGCGGCTCGATTAGGCCTTTAAACCTGCTCCAAGTGGCTTCCACATTCTGCTCAAAAAGAACCTGCGTAGAAAGAATCGAAATCTGCTTCTTAAGATAGATGACGAGCCTACGCACGTTAATTCTATCTAGAGCACTTTGGCGCTCTTGAAGAGTCTTCTGGCCAAACACCACAATTCCCGAAGAGGGGAATGACGCAATCGGATTGATCCGATTATCATAGAGAGTGTCTCGCTGCTTCGATGTTAATCTTTCTGTGATGTTAACGATGGGAATTCCAGCCGCACCATCAGAAAGGCCACCACGATTGAAACCGGCTGGCGCAAACCAGAGGTCAGATTTCTTCTGTGAGCTAGCCAGGGTACCCATCATAGCGACAGAGGGTGGGATCCACACAAGCTGGCCAGTATTAGCATCCCGGGTCTGTACCCAAGGATAGAAGGTGCAGCCATAACTTGAATCAATTCTGCGATCTCGCAGTGCTGTTCCAGCAGCCTGTGGCGTTGTACCAATTCTGGCTGTCTTCGCCAATTTCTCTTCATGTGGGGGGATGTAGACATTGGCAAGATCAATAATTGCCATGGCATCTGAACGTTCTTCACAGACGTTTATCATATGTGTTGTAAGCGAATCGTGAGTGAGTCCAGGAGTGGCCAGAAGGTTCATGTTAATAAACTCTGGATCCGCCACTGTATCGATGGCGCGCTTGTAAGTGTTATAAACGTAGCTGTTCTCTTGAGTAGAAGCATTGCTAAGTGACTTATTATAGAACGGATCGGGCTTGAAAATGTCTACAGCATCAAAGCCGCCCCAGAAAGGAGCAGTGAAACGTCTCAGCTCGGCTGTGTCTAATAAGGCGGCGGCGCCGTTAATAGCAGTATAGCTAACACCCAATGTGCGCGAACCAGAGACGAAAGCAAAGCCACCGGTACTGGAAAAATGTTGAATATCGTCCATTGTAAAGATGTACGAATATGAATCAACACCCGAAATAGTGCTTCCGACTGGATCACTATTCAAGGACGTAAGCCAAAGTCGGTGCGCGTCAGCAACACTCGGATCGGAGCGTGTGCTGGTTTGTGTGCGTGTGGTGGAAAATCCGAAATAAGCATTCGTCTGGTCGCTTAAAGAACCATCAGAAGCCGAGAGCCGTAAACGATCGCGAGGGAAGGCTAGCGTGCCGGTTAACAAAGTGCGGTCTCCTGGTGTGACGTGGTTTCTTACAAGCCTGACGCCTCCCGATAAGTAATTGGCCTGGATCCCTCCATATGTTTCATTCATGGGCCTCGCCGGAGCACCCACGGCGTTTTCTGTACCAATATAAATATAAGCATTTTTAACTGCGCCCTGGGCCATGGCAACGATGCCGGCACCTCCACCAGATCCAGTCAAGCCAACCCAGTCTGTAATAGTACTAAAGCGGGGAGGACCATAGTAACCCCAAGGCAGAAGAGTGGCTTTGTCGGCGCCAGACTCTACATCTTCGTTCATCTCGACATATACATATTTGGACTGATTAGGATATTCGCCATATTGTTTTAATGCTCTTGCGGTTTCGTCCCACTGATGGTATACATCGCCAATTCGGCGCGCAACAAAGTTGGGAGAAGTGGGATCCAGACGGAGGTTGTCAAATCTTTCTAATACTTGAACATTGTTGTCAGTGTCCAGGAGAGAGCGAATCACAACCGAGAACGTTCCATAATCTGTTGTCGTGCTAGTCGAAACCCGAATGTTCTCAATCGAAACCTTACAATTCTTGCTGAGCCATGCTCCATGGCCGCGGCCAACGAGCCTAAAAAGCTTCTTTGCCATAGTGGGCTTATAGCCAGCGGCGGCGCCCAGATCCTGGCCGATGAACCAACCTGCGACGGCCTCGTTGTAGCTAATCCCACTCATACCGGCTGGGCCGCGCGGATCCGAAGAGCCAGAGCCAAGAGGAAGAATGACAGCCTGCGTTTCAGCGGAAGTAACATCGGTGCCACCTCCAGTTAAGCTATCTGTAAGGCCTTCTCGTAATTCCTGTTCAAATGATTCGCCGAGGAAATATTTCTTTTCAGCAGAAGCGGCATAAAAACTAGATGCGCCGGCATTTCCCAGCTGAGAATTCGTATTGAACTTTTTACGCAGGAAGTTTTCAGTGTCATCACTAAAATTGAATGTAATCTTCTCCTTGTATCCTCCAGATCCGGTAACAAGAACAGTATAAAGACCATTAGCATCGGAGCCGATAACCATTCCAACGCCGGCGATGGATGACAGGGTGCCGGCTGCCAGACCGCTGCGGGTTGCAATTCCTTTACTTCCTGATGCTGCGGAGCCGCCGCGCAAAGTACCGCTCAAATAAATAGAGGCGGATGTATCCACATACCAGACGGCTGCTAGCTTTCCAGTTCCTAGGGTCGCATCAGATCCTGAAGTGAAAACAAACATTCCATAAGCGCCACCGTTTTGTGTGAGCTGAGTGGTAGCGGGGGTGTTTGTGGTTTTCCAACCGGCGTAGCCTGCGACAGTCGCATTGGTGTTCTGCGTACCGAGTAAGCGCATATAGGTAAGGGGAGCGACATTTGCTCTCAAAAATGCTTTGGCAGCATAGGTTCCATACATCGGCGATTGGCGGTTGCCGTTCCGATAAACGTCGCCGCCTCCTGATCCTGGTACGGTTTCTCCAAACAATTCCACAAATTCTGAATAAGACTCCACCTGCACTGGCTGCATCGCAAGACCACGAGTCGAGCGACCAACAATAACGGGGCCGATAGCATCAGCTGATTTGGGCACAAAAGAGTTGTCTATCTCATTGATAAACACTCCAGGAGATACAAACTTAAAACTCTTCACAGACATTACAGTGTTCCTCTTTTAAAAAATGACTTAATTGATACGTCAATCATTAATTAAATAGTATTTTTAATCTCAAAAAGCTTCACGAATCCTAATAAAAGACGTTTTTCACTTCAGGAACTAATCTTCCCAAAAAGTTATATTTCCCTTGGGAACCGTCGACTCTGAGGGGAATTGATATTCCACAACATTTTCATCTACTCTTACCAAGGGCCTGTCATCACTCGGGCCATCTCCGATTAAGTAGGCCAGGACTTTAATAGTAATTTCACTCGTAAACATGCGCAGGTCTTCGCCTAGATTGCTAACATTATTGTTATGAGTAAACCCTTGGTCAATGAACCCCTCATAGAGATGTCCATTTCGTCGCATAACAAAAGCGTTAATCTGTCCTGTGCGAGTAATAAAGGGGGTCATCAAATCATTCATTTGTTGTTGATACTCGGTTTTAATTACCACTTTATAATCCACATTTATATATACGGGAATGGGAATCGAAAGAGACTTAATAACCACTTTAGTATTAACTCTCGGATAGTATTTCTGCTTGCTTTTCCCGATAGTGCTCCGCATTCCGGAAGCTATAGCAAAATTTTGCGTTTTACGTGGCACGATTTTTTGTGCAATCACGAGTCTTCCAGACCGACCATTGTGATCATCTGAATAAAGATTGGCCTGAAAGGATCCTTTGCGTGCGGGATCTTTAGCGATTCCTGTTCTTTCCACACTTAGTATGGGAAGCTTGAGTGCGCCGGCATCATCTCTCAAGTTTTTATTGTGTTTAATTTGGTACGCTCTTTCGGGTGCTTGCCATAAAATGTTTATTTTATTGAAGCCTTCATTAGAATTGGTGGATAGTCCAATCTGCTTTACCCAGTCTACAAATGCCTGATCAATATCTTCCAAAGAAGATCCCAACATCCCTACCTCGCTTAAAGTATAGTTGGCCCTATCCATAGGCAATAAAGCAAAATCAAAGTTTTTAGGTAGCATCGAATAGTCCCTTCCTTGCGCGCTTGCAAGTGGCCGCAATTTCAAAGCTGTGATCAACTTGGCCAAAAAGCTTTTTAGGTTCGGATAATTTCACAATTTCATAAAAGAAATCGCCATAAAGCACGAAATCGCCCTCTCGTACATACAAGTTTTGATCTTCGGTTAACCTACGACGATGAAAGTGTACAGCAATTTCCCAACTTTTATCAATGCCGATGTTTTCCATGTAACTCGTAGAATATTCAGTAAACTCAATTAGCGCATATACTCTAATAGGAGGCAAATAAGTCTTTTCAATCGCCTCTCCATACAGCTCATTAAAGTTGGTGGTGGTTAGATCAATGGGATAATAAAGAATTTGTTGACCAATGACCTTTTCAATTAGCTCATCATTTACTTGTTTTACAAGATCTCGCTCTTTTTTTCCTAAGAATAGCGGTGGAGGTGGCTGTTTCGGTCTTTTCCATTCATCTGCCATCGTTTAGTTATCCTACAAAAATGCCCAACGGGGTCACCTTGAGCACATTCGTGGCCGCGTCTGTAAGCTCCTGATCCTGCTTGGCCAGTGCCGGGTATTCCACCTCTTTGAGCATTTCCCTAAGCTTCTCTTTCAGTTCAGTCTGCTCGTCTTTAGCCTGCGAAAGCAACTCGGAATGATTTAGTGTGACGCTCTCACCTGGAATCGGCATAGTTGTAAATTTGCCTCGAATCTGTCCTAACATTTCCTTACATAGCGCTAAAGAGTACTTTCTAATCCACTGCTTGCCCATCGAATTAATATTAGCATAAGGTACGTTATCAAAGGGAACCGTATTTAAGTTATTTACGCCTTGAATTCCCGTATCATAAGAGCCAGTCTGGTAAGGCTCCATATCAACATAAAATTTCACCCACATGCGATCATTATAGCCATCAAATCCAAAATTGCTGGGAGTTGGGAAAAGGCGCAACTTATTATCTATAAGCTCATATGAATAGTGAGAAGTTCTAGTAAAAATGGAATCCTCGTACATAATGGCCTGCATTTTGTTTTGCCATGTGGGGATAATCTCAAAAGTAGAATCGTCAGCAAACTGTCCGTAGGTGGACATATTTCCGACCACACCAATGCCCCCATAGTACCCAAAGAAGCGCCACATGGCCCGTGGAGAGCGATAGAAAACTCTTGTCACTAAAACACGCTTGTTGCCAACTTTTCCAGCATACGGGACAGGAGTGCCGCCATCATCTACCCCTGAAGCGGAGGCATCTTTGATAATTTTCTGAATATCATAATCTTGTTGACCGCGGGCCGGCCTAAAGGAAGCCGAATATTGCGGAAATGTGCCTCCAAAGCCTCCGGCGCCGGCAGCCCCATCGCCTACGCGGCGCGAATAACCCAAAGAAAATCGCGCATACTGGAGACTGGCACTTGTGGGGCCTGAAGTTCTCTTCCCTCGATGATCAAACGTTCCGGTCTGAGATCCGAGAATGGAAGACAAGACATTCTTTCCCTGGTGAAGATTAACTATATAAGAATATTCGAGGACGGCTTCTTCATAGGCGGCGTACACATTCGAGGGTGTCAGCTCAATATCAACAACATCTCCTCCTAGTTTCTTATATACATATTTAACCTGAAGGGACGCTCCACTTAAAAATGGGATCGAAGCATTATAGACTCCAAAGGGGCACCCTTGCGCTACTTGCGCGGCAGAGCCAGTGGAAGTGAGAATAACTGCGCTGGTTTGTGATCTAGGGCTTAGGTTGGTGGGCATTCAAAAATTCTCCCTCACTATAAGTAGTAATCTCACTAACAAAATTCCTACACAAGTATAGGCGCCCTGTTAAAAGGAAAATTATTTATGCAGTAGCCGTAGTAGTCTTCTTTTTTGTGGATCTTTTTCTCGTTGAAGTTACTGTCTTCTTGCGAATTGTTTTCTTTTTGGCTTTTGGTATTTTGGGGGTTGCGGCTTTAGTCTCGACTACTTCTGCCGTTAAAGTTGGAATAGGCGCAGCTATCGGCTCGGGGGCTGGGGGCACAACCTTAATCTCTTCCTCTATGGTTTCTGAGGTGTTTACCGGAGATGTCGCCATTATCGCGGTTCCGAGGCGCGATCGCGGGTGAGCCGAATGTTTTGCCTTAAACTTATTGGTTGTAAATATTCTTCTTTTCTTGCCCATAAAAAACTCCTGTTTTGTGTAGTAACTAGTCCAAAAAAGCGGAAATCTCAAAAAATTGGGGGCGAAAAAAATGAG